TTCTTCTGCAAACAAGTCAGCAAATGCTGTGACTAATTCTAATTCCTCAATATCCTCTTCATCACCATCTGGATTAGTAGAAGTAGAAGTTTCTTCAGTAGACTCTTCTTCCTCTTCAATTTCATCTTCTTGTTCCTCTACCTTCTTGGTAGATTTCTTATTCTCGGCAGGATCTGATTTCTCACTCTTATCCTCTTCAGGATTATCAAGAGCTTCCATTTCTCGTTTAATATCTTCGGGATCAACTGTAGGTTCACTCTCTTGACCGATCCGTTTTTCTTCACTGTCTTTAGAAAGGAAATTTCCAACTAATGCATCAAATCCACCGAATGTTGCTTTAACATTTTCTGCCATAATCTATCTTATCTATTTATTATTAATTTACTAGATCCTCAAACATTTCATCTAATTCGATCCATGCGAGACCTGTCATTCCTCCTTGTGATAATATCTTATATTGATCACATAGAGTTATAAAAGTTGCTTCCTCATCAATCTGATCATTTAAAAAGAACTGTATAAAGTTATAGGTAGAATGATCTCCTAATGAAATTGCTAACTCCCCAATCTTTTCATATGATTGAGTAACACCAATTTGATATACTCTACATGATTCTATTATATCATATAGATCTATATACTCAGTAGTAGGTGCTTGTATTACTGGAGTTATAGATAACATTCCTTTATCAAGAAGATACTTATAAACTCTATTAACATGTCCTTGCTCTTCCTTTACTTTAGATTGAAAGAACTTAGAAGCATTAGTATATCCTTTTCCTTCACACCAAGCATACATAGATTGGAATAAACTAACTGTATTAAATTCAATTACAATTTGTCCATTAAGAGCATCATACATCTCTGGTTTAAGTCTAGGACTAGTCTTTGTATTCACTAGAGTTTTATCATTTAAACTAGGTTTCTTTATATCCATTATTTCTTAGTTGTTGTAGGCCTAGAGGCTTGTTTACGTTTAATTACTAATTCTTTTCTTTTAATCTCTTCTTGAGCTTTATTAGATCTAACTGTCTCAGCAATACTAGCTTGTTTAAATCTATCCTCTACTTTAAGTTTATCTTTATCTAATTGTAGTCTAAATAAATCTACTTCATTTACTTCTCCTTCAGGAGTTTCCATTACTGGGGAAGTCTCTTTGGTAGCCTGTATTTGAGCAACCGCAATCATAGTCTCAGCCTTACGTATAGAATCCTCTTCTTTAATTCTATTAGCATCAGCCTGTACCTGCATCTCCATCTGTTGCTGTTGTTGCATAGTTTGCTGTTCAGCTTCCTGTTGTTTCTGCATTGCTTGCTCTCTACGTGCTTCTATATCCTTCATCTTACGTTTGATCTCAGAGATACTCTCAGAAGTAAGTATTTCAATAGCATCAGAGATTGTAGCTCCATTCTGCATAGCAGGCTGCATCAAACTCTTAACTGCTTCTAAATTCTGTGATTCCTTAGTACTATCTGATACAAATACATCAAAGTCTGAATATAAGAAACTATCATCTATATCAACAAATTTCCTTACAAAGTCATCCATAATGAAGTGTAACTTCTTACGATTACTTTCAGACCAAGCATATTTAGCACAATTTAATAGTGATGTATACACTCTCTTCTTGATATGATTGTGTACTTCAAATAGAGGTTCTGTAATATGAGATGATTGTACTGTAGCACGTTGTACATTACCAACTAGTTCACTAGTCTGAATCTGTCCTTCACGTTGCCTAGATACTCCAGATAACTCACCAATCATATCCTCTATCTTATTAAGTAGATTGATATAATCACCTATTACCTTAGACATACTTAAATCAACTTGACCTATTTGATTAAATGAAGCTGGTTTACCACCCTCACGTCCGGGTATATCCCAACCTTCTTCATAAGGATTTATTAAGTTTACTCCTAGAGCAGAGAGATAATGCATCCATTGTTTTACATCTAATCCCATTGATTTAGGAATCTGTGTAATATCCATTGTAATAACCTTACCTTTATCTCTAGCTAAAGCTAATTCTAGACGATACCAGATTACAATATACATATACTGTAAAGGTTTCATAGTATCTACAAGAGATCTATTTCTAGTATTAGTAGCATTATATCTAGCTCCTACATAAGGAAGTTTAGATGTCTTAGGATTCTCTAAAGACTGGTATTGATATTGTACTGGACGTATATCTAAGTGGATATCAGTTCCAATACGATGTCCTTCCCATACTTCAGTCATCCAATCCCATTCTATAGTAACACCGTTTAGTTTCTCGTTCTCATCTAACTTATAGGTCTCATCTACTATATCCTCATCTATCTCTCCAGTCTCTGGATTAGGAGTCTTTATAGTACCAAACTTCTTAAATGATTTCCAAACTACATGCCATACTGGTAAAAGTTGTCCCTTAAAGAATTCGTCATTATTAATATCAGATATAATCTTATCTCTATATATAATCGAATTGTAATTAACATCTCCTGGTCTACGATGTAAGTTATCACCACCAACCATAGAGAGTAACTTGTCCAACTCTTCTTCCGTCATCTGTTCTTGAAACCTATCATATATCGCTCCTGGAGACATTAAAAATCTCCGTATAGCCCAATCACCATCCTCTATATATTCAACATCAGGATCGTTATCATATGTAAATTGGTATGGATTAACACGTTCGCACATGGGTTCTCCGTTAACAATTCCAGTATAATATACTTCTTCTCCTGATACTAACCCATCTTTCCAACCTTTGATAAACTCATGGTCTATACTAAGTTGTTGACGTAAATATAATAAAGAATTATATGCTGCTTGTTCTGCAGCAGTTGAATACTTATTCTTAACATAAGTATCTATTTCTTGTAATCTCTGATCTACTTCATCCTCATTAGACATATCATCTACTACAGATTGCAAGTACTCATTAATCAATGCTTTCTTTTTATAATCTTGAACCTGTGATACTGACTCATCATTAGTAGAGAATACCTTAAAGTTAAAAGGTCTTTTAGTCTCTTCTCCTATTAGTAAGTCTATCTTAGGTTTGATTATATTCATATTTTGAGGATGAGCGGGGAAACCATCCTCTACATTAAAAGGATTTATAACATAACGGAAATCATCCTCATTAAAGATTCCATTATATAAATCGTAATTAACTCTTAAAGTATCTCTTCTTGAACGTCCAGATACATAAGTACTACCCTCTCTAGAGATAAGAACATCTGTACAAGCTTTACGCCATGCCTCGTCCTTCTTAACTAAAGGTAACTTTTGTACTGGAAATTCGGTTCGTTTGTAGTATAAATCCATATTATTTTATATTCTTATCCAAATGTTTCAAATTCTTTTATTCCAAATAGAGGAGTAGGAAATAACCTTCTATTCTTTACTATATCATCCTTTGCTTTAATATGAAGATTATGTAACTCTTCCTTATAAATCATTATAAGCATAAATGCTATAACCCTATCAAAGTTACCCTTATCATTATAAGCAATAAGTTCTTCTAATAATGCTTCAGAATAAATCTTAGTAAGGTTTAACTTACCAGGTTCATATTCTTCTATTAACCAATCTCTAACTCTTAGTTCTGCCCAGTCTTTAATGGCAGTAACCATGTGAATTCCCTTACCACGTTGTACCCTACTATCGTTTATAATCTTTGATATAATACTAGGTTGATCAGCAAGTAAGTATTCACAATGTTTATTTCTCATATATACTGAGAGACCTGGCCATTGATTTTCATATAAACAAGTAGCATTGTAGTAGATAAGTAGCTTACGTACGTTCTCATAGAACTCATCTGCTTTATCCGGTCTACCTGTATATTCTGCTACAATGGTCTCATATGTTACATCATAAGATCTAAATCTCTTATATATGAATATAGATCCTAATGAGTCTGTTCCCGATTGATCGTGATCATAAGGGTCATTTCCTGCTATATATAATCCCCATTCTGGGTTAGGTTGAGGATGTTCCCATATAACTATAGCCCCTTCTTTCTGTTGTCCTCTATGTACTTTATATGAAGTAAGATCCTTAGGTTTAGCTGATTGTTCCCATTGTAATACTCCATTTGGTCCATAAATTAACTCACCAACCTGTTTATAATGTTTAATAGTTTCGTCATTCTGTATAAATGATAGGTGATTAAGTAACTCTTTCTTTGGAAATATATTACCAGATACCTGTAACAAGGACTCTTCTGGACAAAATGGCCTTTCTGCTGCGTATACATCTATTTGATTCTTATCAGAAGCCTTAAGTATTATCTTCTCTCTCTCTTCTTGTTCCTTCTGTTTAGCTTGTATAATTAAAGAATTCCCATCTTCATCCATACACCCCCTCATATTATAGTATCTTGGCCAGAAGAATCCACATAATGTTCCTTCTCTACCATCATCCCATATATTATTTACTTCTAGAAAGTTATAGACATCTGGTTCATAGAATAACTTACGCATTTCTGTATAATCAGCTTCTTCTTTACCACCAGTTCCCTGTAGTAA